CGGTCGGGATCGACGATCTTTACGAAAGTGGCGAAGGGAGCGCCACGCCCCTCGTCCCAGCCTATCTCGGCGAGCGCCTCGCCGTCACCCAGCCGATGGCGCCACGCGCGGCCGAGGACGCCCGCCATGGGCGTCTGGCGGTAGGCATCGCACCAGAAGGCGGGATCGGCGGCATAGGATTCCCAGGCTTCCTCGATCTGGTCGGCCAGTTCGTCCGCCTCGTCGTCGGAGAGACCGAGCGTCTTCGCCGGCAGGTCGACAGCGAGCCGCCAGCCCGAGCCGACGACGAGATCGAGCGAGCGCGACATCGAGGCGGACGCCCAGCCATCGTTGCGCGCGATATCCTGGACGCGGTCGGCGATGAGGTCGCGCTCATGGGTCAGGGCCGACTGGCCGGAGACGGAGCGCGGCACCCATCCGGCAAGATCCTGATGACTGTAACTCGCCGCCTCCCAGGCGGTCCGGCCGTGGGGAGCGCCGCGAAGGCGGAAATCCTCTATCCGCGCTGATGCCTGAGCGCGCAGCGGCGCACCGTGAATATCGATCAGATCGCTCATGCGATGACGCCCCTACGGTAGGGTCCGCGGCAGTTTCCGTCGAGCGCGGCCTGCAACTCGCCGATATAACGGCGGAGCTTGCCTTCGTCGGGAGAGCGGAAGGTGACGCTCTCGCCATTATAGGCGACAATGACGGTCTGCTGTCCGGTGATCAGCGCATGCAGCGCCGCCTGCGCCTCGGCGAGACGCGCCGTATAGAGATCGCGATCCGAATCGGAGAGCATGATCTACCCGTTCAACTGCTTCATGAGTTCGACTACATCGAGCGGCTTCGATGAAGCCGGCGGTGGGCCGGCTTTGGCCGGCTGTGGCGCGAGAAGGGCGCTCTCGAGATCGAGCTGAGGATCTGCGGACGGTCTCGAAAGCTCGTCCTCGATCGCATCCCAGTCCTCTTCGGCCATGTACTGGATGCCGAGACGGTTCGCGGCCGTCTCGGCCTGGTTCATCATGTCGAGCGCCTCGTTGCGTGCGCCGGGCTTCACCTTCTCCCAGGAATAGACGGTGAAGCCGTTTTTGCCGGTGCGGCCGACACGCACTTCCGCCGTGAGCTGCTCAAAGAAATCATCCCCGAGGCCGCGCGCGAAGGCGACATAGCCCGTCTGTTCCGGATCGTCCTTGGCGAGATAGAGGTAGAGGCGCGCCTTGAGCAGCGATGCATTGAAGTTGAAGAAGCGAAGGCCGAATTTGCGCGGCCGCCCCCGCCGATTCTTCTCGACCTTCACCTGCCAGAAGACCGGTGCGGTCTCCTGGCCGACACCACGCACGGCGATGACGCGGCTAACGGGATGATGGGAAGCCCACCCGAGCACATCGTCGGTCCAGGCGTTGCCGTCGATCGCCGTCAGGTCGACCGGGCGCCGGTTGCCGTGCTCATCCGGCCAGGTCCTCTCCACCAGCCTGTCCAGCGCGGCGCGCACCGGATCCTCTGAAATATGCCCACCGCAAGGAACACCGGGCATGGCGTTCTGGCCGTCGATGACGCCACGATCGATGACGAAGCGCGCCCTGCGGCGACCCCAGCCGATCAGCAGCCATTCGACGCGGTCCTGCTGGACATCGATACCGAGCGTCAGTTTCAGCGCGGCCTTCGGCACGATGCCGCGCGTGAAGCCGAGCGCTTCGGCGCGGTCGCGCAAATCTTCCCATGGAACGGACTTCCCGGAGACCTCATAGGCAAGCCCGAGCGTGTCGTTGAAGAAAACCTGCTCGGCGGCCTTCGCTTCCTTCGTGTCCTCGTGCGCGCCGTCGGGACGGCCGCGCTGCAGGTTGAACCAGCGACGTGCAATGCGTTCCCAGCTCTGCAGCGGCCCGTAGGCCGCCCAGATATGGAAGGAGCGGTGCTCGCGCGCCCGATCCGGATATTTCGCGATCCAGACACCGCGGCGGACGATGGACGCGCGATGATGCTGTTCGATCGCAGCCCCGCATTTCACACACCAGAAGCACGCGCGCTCCGGATGCGCCTCGTCGAGGCGATCGCGCATGTTCTCCCAGTCGAGCGGCTGCATGTAGGCACAATGCGGACACGGGACGTGATAACGCTCCTGCGTGCCGGCGAGGTAATTGCGCGTAATGCGACAGCCGGGCTGGATGAGTGGCGTCGAATTCTTGAATATCTTGGCGAACTCGAAAGCTTCGGAACGGCTGTCCGCCTGGCCTTCCGGGTCACCCGCCGGATTGATCTCCCATTTCGCCAGATCGTCCTGAACCTGACGTTTCATCGAGATCATCGATAGCGACGCCGGCGAGTTCGCGCCCGATATCTGGATGGCGCCACGGCCGTCAACCCGCTCCTTGTAGAGGATCGAGGAGCCGCCATCGCGGCTCTTTTCCGGAAAGAGCGGCGCAAGCGACGCCGTCTCGAGGAGAAGCGGCCGGAGCTTCTGTTTCGACCAACGGGAGGCGTTGTCCTCCGTCGGATGGACATAGAGAAAATCGCCGGGATCCATGGCAAGCGACCCGAGCGTGAAGATGTTGGCGAGTACGGTGCCGCCGACCTGGGCCGATTTCTTCAGGGTGACGATGCGGCACGGATCGTCCGGCGAGAAGGCGCGCAGCACCTCACTGAAGAAGGGAAACAGTTCCTCGTTGTAGGGACCGGCGAACTCCGACAATCGCGCGGAAAAGACAATGTTCGTCTTCGCCCATTCGAGATAGTTGACCGGCGGCGGCGGAGCGACCACCTCGGCGAGTATCTCATGCCGTAGCCGCTTCGGGCTAGCGAGCAGCGTCGGCATCAGGCAGCTTCCTTCTCGTCGACCGCCGCCGGCGATGCCTCCGCCGCGTCCCGATGATCGCTGCTCGCCCGGGCGCGTACGTCGCGGAAAGCCTTTGAAAGCTCATGCAACACATCGCGATGCGGCAGGGCGAACCGGGCTGCGACTGCCGTTGCCAGATCGGCCATGCCACCCTCGATGACACGCATAACGTCGGCCGCGATCTTGGCCATTTCGATACGCGCATCGATAGCGAGCATATAGCGCCCGGCCGAGGCAGCTTCCTCCCGGCGCATACGTGCCGCTTTGATCTTCTCCTGCTCAAGACGCTCGCGCTGGATCTGCTCGGCAACGGGGTCGATGATCGGCAGGCGATCAGAGCGAAATGTAGAAGTGGCCGTTGACGCAGGTTCAGCCGGCGTATCGCTTGTTCCGTCTACAGCAGGGATAAGATCGGGCGCGGCCTCTATGTGCGTCCGCGCATGAGCGCCGTTGCCGAGCGCCTGCCCCGGATCGCGGCCTGCGCGATATTGCGCAAGCGCGATCTCGAAGACGAGCCTGGCGGAACGACCTTCGCCGACGATAGCCGGGCCGAAGATTTTCCCTTCCGCTATGAGCTGGCTGACGCGCCCAGGCGAGATGTTCGCGCGCGCGGCGAACTCGCTCTTGGTCACGAGCGTGCATTCCGTCATTTTAGACCCGAATTTAGGCTTGGCTTTAGTCCGGCCGGCGCGGAGTTTAGGCTTCTGAAGAACCGCCAGACTGGCGAATGGTCTGGGTTTGAATTACTCGCCCCAGCTGACCACCCCGGAAGGACCCGTGCCCGACAATCAGCGCGCCGTCGCTATCGCGCGCGCCATCGCATCTGCGAAGTTCCGAGGGAAATGCGCATTGGCATAGGCGTTCGAGAGATCGAAGAAATGGTAGCGCGCCTGATAGCTGACGGTCGATACGAAGATCAGCACAGGCTCCAGCTTCTTGCCCTGTCGTCTCCACACACCGCGCGGCAAGCCCGGCTGTCTCGGAACGAAGTAGCGTGCCCTTTGCGGACCCGCTCGCTTTCTGGACCGCGCCGTCTCCCACTGGTGCGCATCCGGCGATGCCGCCAATTGGGACAGGATTTGCGTGATCGTTCCCGCCGAGATGTTGCCGTATGCGTCGAGCCGCAGCCCTTTCGCCGGCACTGCCCGTTCACTGGCCGACATCAAGCCGCGGTTCACCAGCCACTTCTCGAACCGCTTGAGAGGACGGCCGCCGCCTTCGACCTGCGGCAGAAGGTAATGGCTTTGGGCGCGGGCACTATCCTTGAACCAGACGCTCGCGACCGGGCTGGCCTTCGTGGCCGGCGTGACACGCAGGCTGTTCATCGTGAAGCGCGTCGGCCGGTCGAAGATGATCGGCAGCAGATCGCGATGGTATTCCCGCAAGCCGTTTGCCGTGTTGGTCAACGCGAGCGCCGTGGCAAACGGAAGCTGGTTGCGTTCCAGATCCGTCATCCACGCGGTCCATTCGCGGATGTTCGTTTCGAAGGAAATGTCCATGCTTCGCCACCACGGTAACGCAGGTCAGCTATCGCCTTTGCGCTACCAGCCGCCGATGGCGCTGCTCACCTGGAGTGCGCACTGTCGGCTATCTATGGGGTGAGTCCGCTACTCTCGTTTCGCCAATTGTGCAAGATCGAGTTCGACGGGCACGACGCGACCGAAGATCATGACCTCAACCTTGGCCCGACCTTCATGGCTGCCCGCGCCCAGTTCAGTCACCGCACCGGGAAACGAGGCAAAGGGCCCGGAGGCGACGCGAACATGCTCACCCTTTCTGAACATCATCCCAGCGTTGCACGGTACTTCTTTAAGTGTCGCCAGTTCCGCCTTGATTTTTAACATGATCTTGTCTGTCAGGAAGAACGGCCGACCTTCCACTCCGAGTACCGAAACGACGTGCTTGATGGAGGCGATCCCGGCCCATGCCGCCGGCGTGTCGGCCACATGCACGAACAAGTAGCCCGGCCACGCCAGTATCCAAACGCCCTCCCCCTCTGTGGCACGACGA